TAACTGCGCCAGCGTCGGGGATGCGACCGTCGTTAGAGAAGCAGTCCGGCGCAGTCGGCTCGGCGTCCGGGGTCCACGCTTTTACATAAAAGATGCGGCCTACATGGGGCGAAGCGTTAATTACAATAGCGTTCAAGCTGCCCTTGACTTTGCCCATCTCTTCGCCGCCGACCGTCTTACGGAAGATGCCGTTTTTAGGCACGATGCGCTTAACGCCAGACTTACCAGCGAGTTGCTTTGTTAGCTCACTGACACCAGCGTTTTGCAGAAAGTCGGGGAGATCTTGGTTGAGAATAGTAAGGTCACTCATTTCATTTTTCCTTAGAACGTCTAACGACCACGGTGTATGCGTTTTCCACGTTGAGACCAACGGGGAGTTTTTCAGGATTCTCTTCAAGAAACTGCCTCATGTTGGACTGATGAAGCCGCTTCTCTAGTAGGCCAAATGCACCTTCACGATTGATGAAGTCGTACATTGAATCCCAATCATTCGTCCAGTACCGTGACTTTACTGAGCGAATGATCGTGCCATACGGGGTACGAATGCTGTCGGCATTCATTTGTTTGCACATATCAAGCATCTGACCTTCCAACAGCTCTAGCTGCTCTACGAGGTCGTTGTCTTGGTCTTCAAACGCACGTTTGATTTCAGCGCGCTTGTCTCTGATCTTGATGTATGCGGACGTTAACTTTGCTAAGTCAACGGGGGTAGTTCGCCTCTGGACTTCGTCATCCATCTAATGCTCCTAACTGTTGGGGGGAACGCTAATTGTACAGCTAATTTTGACAATGTCAACACTTGTCAGAAAAAATTTCTTGTTTGTACAAGTCAATCACTTTTTGGTGGTTGTCTATGTTGCTCTGAAGCATTGCGTACATACGGGATTCAATCGGGCTTCCCTTGATGTGCACCACAGTCATAGGGTTCACTTGGCCGGGGCGATCAATCCGAGCGTTAGCTTGGAGGTATGTCTCAACGCTGGAACATGGAGCGTACCAAACGATTGTATCTGCTGCTGTAAGGGTCAACCCGTGAGATGCTGCCTTGGGTTGGATGATGAGTACTTTGGGGGCAGCTTGTTCTTGGAACTGCTTGACGATGTCAGCGCGTTTGTTCACGGGCACCGCACCGTTGATGACTTCGCACGTAATCCCGTTCTTTGTAAGGTGCTTCTCCAGTAGTTCAATGGTGTGCGTAAACGGGACAAACACAAGCACTTTTTGGCTTGATTCCTCAATGACCTCCTGCACCACGTTCAACCTGTTGCTTACGTCGAACTCAACGACTTCGCCCGCGTCTGTGTACACAGCGCCGCCCGCAATTTGCAGCAGCTTGTTTATCTGCACCGCAGCATTGACAGCGGACACTTCCTCACCAGCCGCTTCAATCAGCATCTGCTTCTTCAGTATGGTGTAGAACTTATGCTGTTGTGGGGTTAACGGGGCTTCGCGCTCCGTGAAGGTAACGGGGGGCAAATCTAGGCAGTCGGCCTTCTCAAACCGAATTGCTGGCTGAAGAGCTTTGTGCACGATGCTTTGCGCGTCAGGCTTGGGCATCCACTTATACATAGACACCTTGAGCATCACTGTGTCACGGAACTGCCCAAAGAACGGAGACACGCCATTAGGGTTTACGAGCTTTGCCAATCCGTAAGCATCCACAGGTGACTGCGCTGCTGGCGTACCCGTCAGCATCCACAAACCTTTGATAACTTTTGTTAGGTCACGCAAGTCTTTCCAACGGTTCGTTTGTGCATTCTTATAGGCCGACGCTTCATCGACCACAATAAGGTCGAACCCGCCGTCCATAATCTCTTTCTTTACGATACCGACTCCATCGAAATTAATCACGACGAACTCGGCTTCGGCGCTCACGATGTTCTTGCGTCTGCGTGCATCACCATAAGCTATCGCACCGGTGCGGTGGATAGCAAACTTAAAGAGGTCGTTTTGCCAAGCCGACTTCATGATCGACAGGGGGCAGATTACTAACACACGTTTCACTAACCCAAGAGTCATGAGGTAATCGACGGCCCAGATAACTGATGCTGTCTTACCCGTACCTTGCTCGTTGAAGCAAAACGCTTTGCGGTTTGTGGCAAGGAACTCTGTTGTTACTTTCTGATGCTCGAACGGCGTGAACCCCGGTGGGCGGGGCCACGTATACTCTGATAACTTCATTTTTTGCCCTTGGCTTTTCTTTCGCTCGCGCTAGTTTCCGACACTACTTTATGGTTTGACCCGCGCTTGAACGAGCGGTTGGTGCTTGGCGTCTGAAGTTTGACTCCGTTTTTGTTGGACCCACCCTTAGATAGAGCCTTGATGTGCGCAACATCTTTCCCTTCGCGCACGTCAGCACGTCCATCCTTGTCTCGGTCGATGTTCTTTTTGTCGATTGATTCTCTAGCACGTTGGCGTTCAAGTCGTTCATCAGCTTCCCCTCTTGCTAATTGTTGCTGGTATTCTTTTTTGTAGGGGCGGGGTTTGTTCACGTAAGGCATTTTTAACTCCTGTTGTATTCACAGTGCTTAACAGCGCAAAATTTGCACAGTGCTCCTTGGACTGGATTCCAAATCCCATTATCGAGCGCGGCTTCTATACGCGCAACGTCTTGCGCGGGGCTAGCAATATACTTAGGGATCATTTCCCGGTGATGTTCTTTCTTTACTAGCTCTTTGGAAACGACGAAGATCAACGCGCTTTTAACCCGTTGTATCTCCGGAAACTTGGCGAAAAGACCACAAGCCACAAGATCAAGTTGCTTCGCGTCCGCGTACCTCGCACTTTTGCTAGTTTTATAGTCCACCGAATGCGCCACCCCTGTCGCCCGATTGATAACCACCAAATCAGCTATCCCATGCCACCAGACATTCGGAGCATCGAATTCGCAATATTCCAAGTTCTTCGTCAGCCCTAACTTCACTTCGCATAATTTATCCCCTTCAATAGTGTTGAGCACTTGCAACGTGGGGGTCATGTATTCAAACGCTTCCGGTATAGGTGTACCGTCCCGTATGTATTCTTCAGCTACCGTATGCGCAGCTTTGCCGTACAGCGTCGCTTTTGTATCCGGTTCTGTAATATCCCTAGCTACCTTTGTGTGGTAATACTTACGCGGGCATTGCTGAAAGGTTTTCAGGCTGCTGAACGACCAGACGATACTCATACCTACTCCGTTACTTTTTGATTGGGCTACGCACGACGCGCCACCCCTGTCCGCGCCCAATATACTCTACGCAATTCATTTCTTTAAGGTCAAGCAGCGCGTTATATATGGCACTGTTAGACAGAAAAAAATAACCCGAAAGCATTTTCACCGACTGCGGACGCTTTAGCCTAAACATGCGGTCATATATACGCCGCGCAGTATTACTCATTTCTTGCAGCATTAAAAGCACCATGCGTAAGAAAACATCAAACCCAACAAAAACCCCGCGCCCAGCGCAAACGCGATTGCGCTAACAAAATCATTCCTCGTCACTCTCATCTTCGTCATCCTCGGCGTAATCAGGGTCGAGCGGATGCCAATGCTTACCTTTTTTTCTTTCATATAGCCGCCTTGCTCTGTCATTGCGGTACATTTCTTCCCGATATTCTTCTTCGTCAGTCCACGGACTCATAGTCGTTCTCCTTTTTCGCCGCAGCGATAATATTTTGTGCCGCTACGCCCATCGCCGTTGTGTGAAAGTCTTTTGCCATGATCGCGGCAAGGGCTATCGCATCGGTTGCAGTAAATTCCAATTCCGAACGCTTTAGAATATTCACCGCTGTACTGAAGTAATCTCCAGCGGTCATTTTGGATTGCTCCAAGAGCTCGTCCCACGTAGCAGTAATATTGTGTGTCATAGTAACGCTTCCGGTTGGTTTAACTTCTTTTCACGTTCTTGTTTTTTGAACCATGCGACGATCTTCTTTCGCTGCTCCGGTGTTTTGAACGGCCAGCGCCACTCGGCTAAAGTCAATCCGCTCGGGTGCCTTAGGTTTTTCATCTAGTTTTTTCCTTCTTCGTAGTTTACTGAATGCTTTGGCTTCGATTTGTCTGACACGCTCTCGCGTTACATCAAGAATATTTGCTACCTGCTCAAGCGTATGTTCTCCAGCGCCATCGACACCCCATCGCAATATGATGGCTTTTCTTTCTCTTGGGGTTAAACTTTCAAGCATGTCAGATGTAACCTTAACAGTTTCTTTTTTATACAACGCCTCCTCCGGGGAGTCGTATGTTATTTGTCCTGTTATTGTGGGAAGATTTTGCGCAAGCTGATCAAGGTCGTCACGGTCCATTCCCCGTTCGGAGTAGTTCTTATGCAGCTTCATTGTAAGTTGCTCATCAGTCCACAAGTCATTGGGTGCCGCACCAAATATTTCCATTAGCTTTTTAGCAGCTACGCAAAATTCACCTTCTGAAGTGATGGGCGCTTTTTTGAGGGATATGAACATATTCAAGTCGTTGTAGTGGATGCCGTGATCCTTGGCGAATTTGGGTATAGATGTGTAACCCGTTTCTTCAATCAAATTAAGAATCAGGTTATTGCGAACAATTACCTTAACCCGATACTCGCTGACGGTATCCTCGCTCATGTGTTCTTCTCCTTGAGTTTGGCTGCTTTCGGTTCGTGCATACAGGCCTCCTCATATTCAAGAACATCTTGCGGTCGGTAACGAATCAGTCCGCCGATCTTGAGGTAGCGAACACCCTGCTTGAGCGATCTGTCGCGCTCCAGTGTCGCCTCGCTGATCTTCCACCGGAATGCCAGCTCCTCTTGTGTCATCAGTTGCTCATTCATTGCGGCCTCTCCTCATCGTCAAATGCCATGTCTGGGTGCGGCACGTTGTCATGCACCACCACACCATCAACGGCCTCGATGTACCGCCCACAGATAACGCAGTAATAGCCGTCATCCATTGTTCTTCTCCTTGAGCTTGGCTTCGATAGCGTTTGACAGCCTTATCCATCCTTCGGGCAAATCAAGGTTGAGAAATTCGGAAATTTCGAGTGCCTCGTCAAGCGTCAGCCCAACCCATCCCCGTTTTGCAGGTTTCTTTGCTTCTTGCTCGGCGAGTTGACGCTTCATAATGGCCTCAAACTCTTCATCTTCAGGCGTCATGTTCTGCCCCTTATCAGCTTTACGCAGTTCTCAGCCGTGACAGAGTAGTAAGGTTTAATTCTGGCAATCTCCTCCTCGCATAACTTTGCACACGCTTCGCGCTCAGTTGCCGCAATTAGATTGGCAAATTGCAACAGGCAAGCCAAGTCTCCGTCTAACCCTTCGTCCGACTCTGAAAGTTTTGCATGCTGCACCACCCACTCAAGTTTTGTCCACGGGATGATTCCGGCTTGGTCAGCAATAGTCAGAATTTCTTCTTTATTCATTTCCTACCCTTCATGTGTTCCTTGGCTCGTGCTAGGCAGTCGTCGCAGATCCATCTGAACTTGCGTTGGGTGCCCTTTGTTGCATCTCGGGGCTGGTAGCACCCGGAACAAAATCGTTTGCCGGTTGCCTTGATCTCGCCATCTCGGGCTTCAGTTCTTGTGTCTGTCATAGCTGGTAGTTGTGCTGGCGCATACCGAGGATCTGTAACCAATGATTCTGAGTTTTACCCCGGCTCTTTGTTGTCTTACCGTTGATGACCACGCGCATCTTCTTGGCGTAGCGCAGCTTTGCGGCTCGGATTGTCTTGATACCAAACGCAGGGCGCGGCGCGTCGAACAGCCCATCGAACCCACGCAGATACAAGGGCGCTTCCCTACCACCGTTGCCGCGTTGTAGTGAGTAGTTGACGATCACAAAGCCGCCCGTACCGGAGCCATGCTTCTTTCTCGCATGGATGACCGCGCTGCTGACCGAGTGCTGCTTCAGACCAAGCTCGTCGGCGATCTGTGCAATGGTACGGGGTTCTCCGTCGGCAAGTAGCGCATCGACCGCATCACGCACTACGGACTTATAGATCCTTGGCATCAGCAGTCTCCGTAGCTTTTGCCGTAACCGGCTTCACAATTAAGCGGTAACTCTTGGGCCCAGTGGGGGCGCAGTCTCATGCACAGTTCAACGAACTCTTTAGCGGTCTCGGCTTCATTCTCGGGAACCACGCAGCCGATAGCGTCGTGTACTGTCATGGCGACTTTGTATTTCTTTGCTATCAATAACATCTGATCGCCAATGATGATGCGGGCTAACGCCTGACACACGTTCTCAATGACCTTGCCGCCGTAGATTCGGTTGGGGATTATTTGCTTGCCGCGCTTGGTGTCGTATACCAACTCATCTTTGCCATCGACTTCACGAATGCGCAGATTAGGATACTTGATGTACAGCCCATTGGGGAGGCGTATCCCGTTTGAACCTTCGACGATCAAAATACCATTCCGCCCTAAAGTAGTTTGCTGATTCTGAAGAATAGCTTTTAACGCAGTCGCCGCCGACTTCCATAGCTCGGGAACCATCAAGTAAGTTCTTCGGTACGTATCGATGAACCGGCTGGCCTCATGTAGTTCAACGCCCACGCCAAATGTCTTTAGCTGTGATTGAAATTTGACCGCTCCCATCCCGTAGCCAGCGCCCAAAATCGTAGTCTTCCCAACGAAGCGCTCGTCTTTAGTTATGTCGGCTTCGGGTTTGCCGTAGATAGCGGAGGCCATGATTTTGTATACATCGCTGCCGTTTTCAAACGCTTGCACTAGATCATCTTGTCCAGCTAGCCATGCCAACGTACGGGCTTCAATCTGTGATGAGTCGGAGTCCACCATCATGTATCCATCTGGCGCAATGATGGCTTTCTTTAGCGGAGAACTTCTCGGCAAGTTCTGAAGGTTCAGTTTATCGTCGCCGCCCCAGCGCCCGGTATGTGCAGCGTAGTAACGTAGCGGCACAGGTAGTGCACCACGTCCCGCGATACCGATAAACCGTTCTGTGCGTGTTTCTTCGATGGTCGATTTGGTGCCAAGTCTAGCTGCCACCAACGCTTGTACATCCGCGTTATCGTGCTCAAGTAGCTCTTTGAATGCTTCGTCAGTTTTAGAAAAGGCGTACGTTTCGCGCCCCGTCGTTGCACTTACTTTCATCGGCGGTTCGACACCTAAGCCCCGGAGCAAGTCGGCGAACCGTGGGTTGCTCATCAAGTCATCGCGGTTGAACTTGCCAAGCATCTCTTCCTTGTGCTTGCGTACTGATTTAAGGTGTTCTTCCAGTAACTTCTGATCTAGTTGCAGCACGGGCTCCGTGAACATCTTGATTGTCAGGTCAATCAATCGCAACTCAGTCGGCGGGAAGCTAGCAACCATTGCGTTAAACAAAGCATACGTAAGCGCAACGTCGTTTTTACAATATTCCCCGTAGCGTGCTAACTGTGCATCGCTGAAGTCCTGACGCCGCAGACCTAGCGCATTCTCTACTTCGGTACCTTTCTCACCAAGTTCATAATGTTGGGCTAGCACCTTCAAACTGCCGCCCACTTCTGTGCCATGCAATGCTCGGCCCATTGATAAAGTATCGAGCCATCCTTTGGGGCTAACGCCGTACACCCAACTAAGAATTGCGCCGTCAAACGGAGCGTTGTGCGCTAGCGCCAAAGAGTTGGCCCAATCGTACCGGGTCAGGAACTGGTGCATGCTT